CCACGGTCCCGACAGGGCCGGGCTCGATTCCGTCCAGGTAGGCGACCATGCGCATGGCGTTCCAGCTCGCGCCGAACCCCGCCGTGGTCCAGGCAACATCCTCGCTCACGGGAGATAGCGGGCTCTCGCTGCCGTCCTCGAACAGCCAGGAGTACCGCCAGCGATAGCGGTTCTCATCGTCCGCTACGTCGCCGCCGAGGCCGGCGTCTCGGTAGCCGGCTGGGATCTGCACGCTCTCCTCGTCAGGTAGCACGGTCGCTCCCGCCGGCTTGGTCGTGTCAATGCCCCAAGGGTGTAGGGCTGGGGGTACGGTCGAGAACCCGAGCTGGTAGAGCCTCGACTCCCCGCGGTACAGCAACGGCTCGTCGTGGCCGTTGACGATGACCAGGTAGCGCCCGGCCTGCGCGAAGTCGGGGCCAATCTCGTTCGTGGCGGGCGCCGTCCGGTCGGTGCGCAGCGTCACGGCAGATGCCGGGTTGCCCTTGAGGTACTTGAGGGCGCTGCCGGTCTGGTACAGGACGTAGGAGCGGGCGCCCAGGTGGGTCTCCCAGATGAACAGCCCGTCGATGGCCAGGTCGGACGCGAAGGGCGCGAACGTGGTCTGCCCCGGGAAGTACCGCTCGTACCCGATCCGGTTGTCCCAGCAGCCGTTTTCGTCCACGGTGAAGTTGACGATCTCCGTGCAAGCGTCCTGGTCCTGCGACTGCCGCTGGTCCATGCCCTTCAAGGGCTGCACGGCGTGTCTGAGCGGGGTCTGCAAGTAGGTCTCCTACGCGTGGACGAAGTAGCGGGTGCGGAACTTCCTGTAGCGGTCCGTGTCCACCTGGCCCTTCACCCACACCCGCGTCTCCGGGGTCAGGAAGCGGGCCCGCATCCGGGCGAGCATGGCGTCCGCCCGCTGCTCGGCGAGTTTGCTGGAGGGCAGGTCGTCGCCCTGGTGGTACAGCTCCTGGAGCACGCGCTGCACCAGGTAGTCGTGGTAGCTGGGGGGCAGGCGCGGGGCGTCCTCGTCCTCGATGAGCCTGGGAGGCCGGTACTGGTAGCGCAGCGTGAGCACGGTGTCGGTGCTCTGCCGGTAGTACAGGCGCATCCGCTCGTGGTAGCCGTCGTGCTCGGGGGCGCGCTCTGCCCGGAGCCAGTCAGTCTCCACGGGCGCCGTGATGGTCGCCGGGCTGGCTGCCTCGTCGATGTCGTCCTGGATGAGCCGGAAGGCAGCCCAGGACCCGAACCGGCCCCACAGCGTCTTGAGGTAACCGCTGTTCGCCACGGTAGAGGGGCACGTCACGGCCACCTGGTTCCCGGTTGCCACGGTCACGGCCACCGATGTGGAGAGGGGTCCGCGGCGTCCCTGGTACTTGAAGCTGTAGGCGAACTCGTAGGAACCCGCAGTCACCGTCGCGGCGCCACCGCTCGCCGTCGCGGTCGGGGGCACGGGGGGCGCCTGGACGGCCACGGGCTCCGCGGGGAACCACGCTTCGGCCTGCCCCGTGTCGTCGGGAGACAGCACCAGCACATCCGTCTCGTACCGGCTGTACTCGTAGTAGTACAGGTCGTTCTCGTAGTCCTTGACGTGCAGGAGCTTCGTGCAGTCGGTCGGCAGGTCCACGTAGCGGTGCATCACGGTGAATGTGACGCCGGTTCCAGCCGTGCCCGCGTAGGTCTCGGTGAGCACCGCCTCCGTCGTGGAATTGACCACGGCGATCTCGTACTCAACCCCCGCGATGTCGATGATCTGCCCGGCCATCCAGGACAGGAAGAACGCCGCGACCGTCTGCACGATGGGACTGTTGGAGGTGATGCCGTCCGTGGCGGTCACGTCGGCGTTGGCGGTGATCTCGACCTCCCGCTGCGCGAAGGTCCACAGCCGTTCCGCGAACAGCTCGTGGTAGATCGTGTTCACCAGCTCCTCGACATCCTTCCTGCGCCGGTCGGTCTCGGGGTCGTAGTCGAGCTTGCGGGCGATCTGGTTGTAGATGTCGATGAGGCGCATGGGGGAGCTCCTCCTGTAGAAGCGCGGATCGTCAACGAAGAAGGCCCGCCCCTCCGCTGTGGGAAGAGGGGCGGGCCCGGGGCCGTCCGCTGCCGTGGACGAAGTGGAGGGCTACTCGCCGAGCAGCGCGAGTCCGTAGCCGTTGAGGCAGATGTCGCAGGTGTTGCCGCTGTCGGTCTCCAGCGCGACGCCGATGATCGGGTCGGTGTCCGTGTTGGCGTAGGTCTTGACCCGCGCCGTCTCGGCGATCAGCGAGTCGTGGGCCGCCACGTTGCCATCGGTTTCCACGCCCTCGATGTACCCGGCCACGGCCACGCGGACGTCACCGCCCACGGTGGCCTGCGACTCCAGGGCGATCCCCACGAACTCCGTGGCAATGCTGGTTGTCGAGGGGGTGACGTACCGGATGCGATCCTCGCCGACCTGCGAGGCGTCCAGGCAGACCGCTGTACCCTCCGTGATGGCGACACCGGCCTTGAGGGTGCGAACCTGGGTGTTCTTGCCGATGCCGTACAGGGACTTTGCGTTGGTGAACATCAGCTCTCCCCTCTCTTGATGACGGCGCTGCCGCGCATCCCGTGCTGGAAGCCGAGCTGCCCGTGCCAGCACAGGTCACGGGACAGCAGGAGCTGCTGATCCGCCTCGCGGGGCGGGTCGATGCTCCAGTCGGCGTTCTTGTTGACGATGAGGAAGTGCCCGCCGATGTCGAGCAGGAAACCGGAGATGTAGGTGGTGCCGTCCGCGCCGAGGTAGCCGAGGCTCGGGGAGGGCTTGAGGATGTGCCCGTGCAGGGTCATCAGCTCGACACCGCCGCTGTCCAGCTTCTCCTTGGACGTGAACCGGACCTGGGTCTCCTGGTCGGTCATGTACTTGGAGAACAGGATCTCCGACAGGATGCCGAAGAGCGTGGTGGCCTGCGGGGCCGCGTAGCTCCAGCACCTGGTCATGCCCAGGTTCAGCGCCTCCTTGCCGTAGAGGGAGTAGTCGTCCTGGATGTCGATGACCTGGTTGTCCAGGTACGGGGTGAAGCTGGCCCGCGCCAGGGTGCCGATGGTGTTGGTCTGGGCCCCGATGGCGTCGTACTCCAGGTGCCCGTTGGCCGCCGCGCCCACCGTGGTGGACCCGTCGAGGGACAGCAGCTTGGCGAACGCGCCCTCGTTGCGGAGGAAATGGGCCTCGAAGGCGCGCATGATGTGCCCGAGCTGGGCGACCATGCGGGCCTCCATCAGCTTGACCTGCGCGGCCTTGCCGGCGTTCTCCAGCCTGTCCTTCTTGGTGATCGCGATCACCGTGGAGTACAGGTAGAAGTAGAACCGCGCCAGCTCCATGACCTCGTCCACGGTCGTGGTGCGGGCCTCGTAGCCGGTGGTGTGCTCGACGATGCCGGCGTGCGGCTTGACGATGATCTCGTAGGCCTTCTCGGCCCCGCCGTCGACCATGTCACGGCCGCCGGGGAACTTCTTGAAGGCGTCGAGGAGGGGGAGCTTCTGGTACAGCAGGTCCTGGTACTTGCCCTTGCGGAGTTCCAGGGTCGAGGAGATGCTGTCCTTCTGCTGGGAAGGGGCTGCCATGGTGTGGCTCTCCAGTAGAGGGGGAGGAACGAGACGGGTTCAGCAGGCGTGTCCGCAAGGGCGGGGCCAAAGGCGTGTCCCGGAGGGGGCCTTCTACAACAGCGCGGATCGTCAACCGGAGCCGGTCACTTCCGCTGCTGCGCCTGCGCCTCCAGGTACTCCAGCAGGTCGTTCGGGTCGTCGCTGTCCAGCAGGTGCTGGGGCACTTCGCGCAGGTCCTTCACCCGCGAGCCGGAGCCGGTCTGAAGCCCGCGCTCCTGGAGCGTTCGGCGGTGCCCCGCGGCCTCCTCCTCGGCAGCCTTCCGGCCTCTCCGCTGGATGCCGCTGTCCACGATGGCGAACGCCTGCTGGAGCGTCAGGTAGGGCCGCCCATCCTTTCCGTCGTTCTCCTTGAGCAGCTTGGCAATCGGCACCCGGTACTCCTCGGTGGCCAGCTCCGGGTACTGCGCCTTGAACTCGGCATATTCACGAGCTTGGCGCTGGTTTGTGTCGGCCTTCTCGATCTCGCCCACCATGCCCTGGAGCGCCTGCGCCACCCGCTGCTTCACCTCGTGCTCGACGTAGGCCGCCACGCTCTTGGGGTCGAACGGGTCGAGCTTGGGCGGCTCCTTCGGCTTGGCCCCCTCGTCCACACCACGCCGGAAGTCCCCGGACAGCAGGGCCCTGCGCTGGTCCTCCATCTCCTGCCGCGCCTGGTCGAGCAGCTTCTCCTTTTCGGCCAGCCTCTGGGTGCGCTTCGTGCCCATGCCCCGCATGGCCTTGAGCAGCGCCTTGACCTGGGCCGGGTCCGCCGTCCCGCTCTCAAGGTCGTCCATGACCTTGTTGAAGTCCACGTTCATGGCGGGCTCGTCCCCGGTCAGGGCCGGGTCCTTGCGCTCGTCCATGGCCTTGAGCACTTCCTCCCAGGTCAGCACGGGCTCGGAGGGCTCGCCCTCGTCGGGCTCCTCCGCGGGCCTGCCATCCTCCTCGCCTTCCTCCACGTCTGGCGGGTCGGTGGGCTTGGGGTCGGCCGGGGGAGGGTCGGTAGGCTTCGGGGGCTTGGGCTGGGGCGGCGCTGCCGCGGGGTTGGGCTTGGTCATTGGGCTTCTCCGTGTCCGCTTGCGCGGGTGGTCTCGGCGATGTGGGCTCTGCGACTACCGCTTCCCCCTCTTCTTCGCCTGGTGGATCTTGATGGCCGCGAGCTGCGCCCGGGCCTTCCTCTTCGTGAGCGGCTTCTTCGTGGTGGTCCGCGCCACCTTGTAGCCGCCCTTCACCTTGCGGATCGGGGACACTACACCCCCATCCGACCGGCGAACATGGCGTCCATGTCCTCGCCGCCCTTGGGCGCCTTGGGCTCTGCCTTCGGCTCGGGAGGTGCGGCCTTCCGCTCGGGCGCCCGGGACCGTAGGAACCGCTTGAAGCTCGGGTCCGTGGCCAGCGACTCCAGCACGCCGATCACCAGCTCGAGGTCGGCGTCGTCCTGGGCGGCAAGGTCGGGCGCCTCCAGTCCGGCGTCCTCGGCAGCACTCGCCACCATGCGCAGGGCCTTGACCGCCTCGGGACCGATCTCCTTGACCGGCTCCTCGCCGAACAGCGCCAGCACCCGGTTCAGCGCCTCGACGAACTTCCCCACCAGCTCGGGGCTGTAGTCCCCGGAAAGCACGGCGGCGGCTCCGGCCTCGGCCTCGAGATCGTCGCTCTGCTGGGCGAGGTCCACCAGCTCCTTCTCGGGGTTCGCGGGCTTGGCGGGAGGGGCGGGGGGCTTGGGCATCGGTCACTCCGTGAGCATGAGGTCGGCACCGCGCAGAGTATCCCCGTAGCGGGCCTCGTGTTCCAGATAGGCAGGAGACAGGATCTCGCTCGTGGCCTCGGCGCGGGCCGTCCGATCCCCAGGAGGGCCAAGCTCGGCAGCGCGGGCATCGATGGCGGCGGTCACCCGGGCGCTCTCCACGGTCGCCCGGTGCTCCCGCTCCATGTTCCGCTCCATCTTCCGCTGCACGTCGGGCGTCACCGGCACCAGGCCCCGCTCGTCGCACGCCTTGTCGAATGCCCTGCTGTTCGGGATGTGCCCACCGAGCGCCGGGATGAACTGCGGGTGGCTGTCGCCCCACCGGGCCTTGGTGTCGGCCATCATGGGCGCCAGCCTGTGCATGCGCCCTCCGCAGTTGGGGCACTCGATGGCGGCGGGGGCCTGACCCAGCCTGGAGAGGTGGTCCTCGACGACACGAGAGCAGACGGGGCAGCGGTAGTCGTGCAGCGGCATGGACTACACCCTCGGCCCGGCGCCGCCGAGGTTCGGCCCTGGAGGGGGCGCGGCGCTACGGAAGGACAGCGCCCCACCCGGTTCTCCACCAACAGCCACCTTCGGGGTTGGTACGGGCGCAGGCTGGGCCTCCTGCTCGAAGCTCTCCGGCAGGTCGAAGGACGTGACGAGGTGCTTGAGCAGGGCCTCCCTGCTGACACCCAGGCCGGACAAGACCGGCAGCAGCGCCATCGTCTCGTTCTTCCGTGCGGCATCGGACAGGGGCGTGCGGGCCCCGTCCTCGGCGTAGACCTCGAAGTCCCCAAGCAGATCCGCCGCACGGATGTTCACGCTCTGCCCGTCGATGCTCACGTTCTCCGCGGCCTCCGACAGGTACAGCGCCTGCATCGGAAGCCAGGTCTGGATCAGCCGCTCGATGAAGCCGTCCCGCTCCCGGGCCATCCTCCCCACCTCGCTGGAGGTGTAGGCCGCGAGCGCGTTGATCTCCGTGGCCGTCGCCTTCGTCGCCTCGCCCCGGGTGAACGGCGCCAGCACGCTGCCCTTGTCCAGGTCCTGCTGCACCTGCTGGGCGTACACGTCCACCTCGGCGTGCATCTGCTCGTGGGGCACCGGAGCGCACACCGCCCGCACGTCGTCGGTGTCCACCTCGATGTTTAGCCCGTCCTCCCCCGTCTCCAACTGCGCCCGCTGCTCGTCGTCGAGGACGCCCTTCCGCCAGATGTGCTGGCGGCCCGTCTTCCTCACGCCCCGCGCCTTGTAGGTGCGGATGATGTTCTTCTCGAACACCTGGTCGTACACCCTGAACAGCGCCGAGTAGCCCACGAGCGGCCGGTCCGGGTCCTCGTTGTAGAACAGCGCGACGATGGGCACCACCGGCGCGTCGTCGTAGCCGACGAACGGCACGGCGTCGGGCTTCTGGATGAACCTCTCGCCCTGCTGGTAATGGGGGCTCCAAAAGTACCGCCGCCCGTAGCAGTACAGCTCCACCACCCGGATGTACCCCCACAGCTTGCGCTCGATCCGGTCGTCCGTCGTCGGGTCCTCGCGCCGGTCCAGCTCCCCCGCATCGAAGTACCCGACCTTGGCCGCCGGCACGTAGTCCTTGGGACCGAACCGCTCCGCCGCCTCGCCCACCGACAGCCAGTATGTGTGACCCACCCACCGCTGGCAGTCCCAGTCGTCGGCCTCCGTGTCCAGCAGCATGTCCCACGGGAACAGCGACATCACCCGCACCCGCCGGAACACGTCGCCATCAGTGTCCACCGGGTACAGCTTTACCCCGGCGAACGGGTAGATGAGCGCCCTCCTGCTGGTCCGCTCCAGCACCGCCCTGGCAAACTCCTTGAGCCACCAGTTGCCTGCCGACTGCGCCTTCTCGTAGTCCCCCTGCGCCCGGATGCCAGGACGCAGCACCGCCGCCGGGTTCTTGCTGTAGAGGCTCGCCTGGTAGCCCTCGATGTAGCTGTAGGCGTCCGAGGTCTGCACCGTCAGCTTCCCCGCGTTCTCCGGGTCGTCCCAAAAGCGCGTCCGGTACGCCTTCGACAGCCGCTCCATCTCCTTCACCCGGACCGGGTCATCCCAGTACGCCTGGTGCTCCTGGAAGATGCGGGCGACGACGCGCGGGGTCAGCTCGAGCACGGTGCCTCCTACAAGAACGCGGTTCGTCAACAGCGCCAGGGGATCGCCTTCCTCCGGGTGCGGCCTGCCAGGATGGCCACCAGCCGGTCCTGCGCCTGCGCCCGGTGCGCCCCCTCGATGGCCTCGGCCGGGATCTTCTTGAGCGCCTGGAGCGCCAGCGCGAAGCTCATGGCGTGGTCGTCGTGCTGCCCAGTCGGCGCCTCGGGCGTCACCTTGGGGCACACCAGCGACCGCAGCTCCAGCAGCGTGATGCTCGGCAGCCGGGTCACCAGCCCTTCCTGGAGCCGGGCTTGCAGGTGGTCGTAGGCCAGCAGCTTGCTCGGCTTCGTGGTCACCCAGTCCTTGCCCACGGCGTCAGTCCACAGGCCCACGGGGTTGGAGCGCGTGGCGTCCGGCACCCCCAGCTCCCGCAGCCGGTACACGACGAGGTGCCCGTGGTTGTTGCTCTCGGCCAGCAGCACCCCTGGGTATCGCTTCCAGACGTGGAAGGCGTGCTCTGCGGCCTGGTGGGGCGGCGTCCGGTTGGAGCTCCAGGCGTACACCACCTGCCCCGTGATGGCGGACACCACCGTCAGCGAGGTGTAGTCCTGGCCCACGCCCCCGCCCACGTCCAGGCCCAGCGCGTACACGTCCCCCGTCTGCGAGGGCTCGATCACCAGCTCGGCACCCAGCATCCGCACCGTCTCGATGTCGTCCAGCAGCTCGGGCGCCAGGTAAACCCCGTCCACCACCCGGAAGGCGTCGTCGATGGTCGCCGGATACTCGTGCTCGAACAGCGGCCCCAGCTTCGCCCGCTTCTGCCGGCGCCAGGCGAGTTGCAGGTCGTCGAGCCCCCACCGTCGAGCCAGCGCCTCCTCCTCCTCCGTGCGGGCCCAGTCCCTGGGGAGCTGCCCGTTCCGGTACGCTCGGTGTTGCCACCAGTAGAACGGCACGAGGTGCCAGGCCCCGTCCCCGCTCTCGGCCTCGAGCACCATCCGGTGGTACTGGTCGCCGGGCGCCCGCACCGTCGTCTCGATGCAGCACCAGCCCG